CATCAGGAGGATTAGGGTTTTTACCTATTAATTTAAACCTGACCTTCGATGGAATAGCAGGAATGAAAATATACCAGCAGTTTACAGTCGATAGTTCATTCTTGCCTCGAAATTACGGATCTACATTACAGTTTTTAATCAAAGGAATTACTCATAAGATAGACAACAACCAGTGGATTACTAGCGTTGAAACAGTTGCAGTACCTTCCTCAGTTGCCAAATCAACATCCAATCAATCTTTCACAGGAATCAAAGCAGTTGCAGGTCCATCCGGAACAGGCGGTACAGCTGCAGCACCTACAGGTGAGGTAAGATACCCATCCGGAGTTGCAGGAGCGGTTAGATTAAGATTAAAAAGACAAAGAGAAGTATTTACTCCCGGTGCTACCAAACCAGACGGAGTTGGACAGACTTTAGGTATCCTCCAAGTTCTTGACGGAAGCGGAAAGCTACTAAAGGAATATACAACAGTTGAAGAACCTTGGAGAGGAAATAGAAGCTCTATCAGCTGTATTCCTCCAGGCCGCTATACATTTACAAAATCAAAAGCAAACAATCATGCTTCTTTAGGAAACGTTTTACGATTTGCCGGTATTCCATTTAGAGACGGAGTATTAATGCATATAGGAGCAACTCATAAAGATACTGAAGGTTGTATCCTACCCGGTATTAAAGAACAGTTAGATAGGAATGGAGACAAAGTACCTGATAACAGGGGTGGAGAAGGAACAAACACCGCTGCTGCAATGACTCAAATCCTTAACTACTTATATCCTTCAGGAGCACCTAACAGTACTTACACAATTGAAATTTACGGAGTACCTGGACAGCAGTATATCGAATCTAGAGACGGATCAATCTACGCTAATCCATCAACATCACCTGTAGAAGATGGAGCAAAGCAATCCAGACAAGCCTATGTTGATTATGTAGTACAATTAAACAAGGTACTGAGCTTAAAAGACGCTTACGATAAAGGTAACCCGCTTTTAAAATCAACAGTTAATGCAAGTAGAGTAGCGGGATTAGTTTATGTGGATAATGTTGATGAAGGAGCTAAGAGAATGCAAGCTCTAGTTAATCAGATAAAACAAAGTATTGGAGGTAAGCCAGCTCCTTGGCAGAATAAGCTAGCTCTAGATAAACTAATTCCCGATCACAAGCAAATCTTTATAGAACAATTCAACGGATTAATAAAAGCAGTCTTAGCTAAAAACAATACTTACGGATTTAGATACCCATCAACAACAAATCCGAAGAAGCTCGGAAAAGAAGCATTCACCTTTAAACCAGATTACGGATAAGATATGGCATACCTACCTAAACACTATGTAAAGACGGGATTGACTACCAATCCTGGAGAGTATATTGATAGGGCAACCGGCCAGCCTTATTCCGGACCTTATTACGCAATTGCAACCGGGCAGTTCTTTGCCGGAGTAGGACCTCAAGATCCGAACGCAAAAGAGATCCTTGCTTACGGGAATGGAGAATCTGGACCTGGAACTCAATACCAGCAGGTAGGAGTGGCATTTAATCTAGATGTTGCAAATATTAAACCCGGTCAAAGTTCTTTTTACATTCAGAATCAACCGACAGTTAACTTTCAAGTATTCCAACCTCAGATGGTTAATGATTATACAACAATCAAGAAGTATCAATCAAAAGACTTTGAAGCTCGGTTATTACCTTACGGAGTAACCCCTATTCCGGATTCTAACGATTACAAGGTTGGAGAATACCAAAGATACTTCTGCAAGAAGACAAATCAGAATACATACTTAGAAATTGAAAAACAGCAATTTGACAGCATTTCATCTAAAGATCCTAAATTCTTTTGGGAACAGTATTCTGTATTTTCATTACCGTGGTCAATCACCGGTCAGGAATCTCAAGCGTACCAGACAAATAAAAACATAGTTCAGAGAAGGATTAGTAACTTAAAACTTTTCGGTTTTGATAAATTCTTAAAAGAGGATTATCTAAAGTTCTATAAGAAGTAGGATTCCTGAACATTACAGCCTATCTTTATTGAAAGGTTATGTTTTGGTTAGTAGAGACACAAGAGCAGTTCGATAAGTTACAATTTGAATTAGGACCGGAAATATTCGTAGTTCCTATTCAGACTCATCCGGAAATTCATCCGGGCATTTATGCTCCCTTATGTTTATATTTAAGAGATGTTACTCAGCCGAAAGGGTTCCTGGTTAATTATTTTCATCCAGAAGCATTACAGTTTGATCCTTTGCAGGTTAAAGAATACCTAAGAACTTTCAAGAAAATTTATACTCCGGATAAAAAAGCATTGAGTCATTCGTATTTCGGTTCAAATACCTACGATCTTAATCTATTTGAGTATAAGGAAGTAAAGAAGCAGACTCACACTCACCTATTCTACTCTCAGAGGTACTATGAAAGTGAAGATCTAAATTCAATCATTCCAATAGTAAAGCATTTTGAGCAGTGTGAGATTATATTCGATGAATATGCTTCAATAATTAAGAGATATGTTCCTAACGAATATCACGATGATCTATCGAATGTATTCTGGTTTATAGAAAGAAACGGTTTGAAGGTTAATAGTGCCTTTGAAAGATACTTTGAGTTAAAGAGACCCTTTCTATCCCGCTATAACTCTTATACATTCTCTCAATACAACCTCAATACCACCACCGGCCGACCTTCTAATACGTTTAATAGCTTAAACTTTGCTGCTCTACCTAAAGAAAACGGGTCTAGGTCGGTTTTTATACCAAGAAACGATTTTTTATTAGAGATTGACTTAACAGCCTACCATCCTACGTTGATTGGTCAAATGGTTGGGTATAATTCACCGACAGGGGATATCTATGAAGATTTTGCAGCTAAGTACGGAATGGACCGAGCAGAAGCAAAGAGTTTAGTATTCAAGCAATTATACGGACATATTTTCGATCAATATAAAGACTTTGAATTCTTTCAGTTAACTCAGAAGCTTATCGAAGAGATCTGGAATACATTCAGCAGTAAGGGTAAGTACGTAGTTCAAGAGACTGGGAAGGTGTTTAAGAAAGATGACTTACCCAATATGAACCCACAGAAACTGTTTAATTATGTTATTCAGCATTGGGAAACTTATAATAACGTTGCAATCCTTAAAGAAATCATCTATATTATTAATAATAAGGAGACAAAATTAGTACTTTATACTTATGATGCTTTCTTATTAGATGTTAATAAGCAGGATAAAGAAGAGATTAAGCAGATATTAACAGTATTTAAAGACAAAAACCTACAAATAAAAACAAGTTATGGACCAGACTACAACACTTTACAGCCCCTTTGATATTTATGATAGAGAAACTATCAATACCGGAGACGTGAATAATAAGTTATTTTGTACATTCGTGCCACTAAATGAAGTGGATTCCTTTATAAAGGATATATCTAGCGAATATACTATTTTATACAATAAGATTTTTGTTTTACATATTAAGAGTAACGACGAGTACGTTTGCACTTATAACGTCGATCAACCCAACGTTAATAATATTCCAGAAAATACCATCCTAGTTCATAGGAAAAAAGAGACTAACACTCTCTATACAATTAATGCTTTAAATGAATTGATTAAGAGCCTCAATGAAGGCATTGTAGATACAAACTACAGAATCAATTGGCAGCATTACAAGAATACAGTACTATTAACTCAACAAGGTGATCTTAAGCTTCTACGCACAAAGATTTATCAGATCGTTGAATTATAAGTTGGTATTCTCAATTAGGTTTCGTATATTAAAATAAAAACAATTTATGGATATCAATTCAATTAAAGCGAAGCTAAGCGCTTTGCAAACTCAACAAAGCCGTCCTTCCGGTGAGGCACGTAAGAATGTCTTCTGGAAACCTGCCGTGGGCAAGCAAACAATTCGTATTGTACCTTCCGCGTACAATAAATCAAATCCTTTTTCGGAACTGTATTTTCACTACGGAATCGACAAGAATCCAATCATCTCTCCAACAAACTGGAATGAGAAAGATCCTATCGTTGAATTCGCCAAGCAGTTAAGAACCAGTAAAGACAAAGAGTCTTGGAGATTGGCACGTAAACTAGATCCTAAAATGAGGGTATTTGTA